GACTTGCTGTCGGATTCGGTTAGCGAAGCCCTGGATTACAGGGATTTCGTGACCATGGTTGACACTGACTACTATATGAGCGAACAAGAGCTCAGCAAGTACGCAGGCCATGACATTGGCCTGTATGCTTTGCGCCCTGACGGGCTGACGGGTAAGAACAGTGATTCAGCGTGGAGCTTCATCAGTCCGGATGAAGTGGTGGAGGAAGTGGCCGGAGGGGCCGTTTACCGCCACAAAATCTGGGATTGGGGCAAGGACATTATTGTGCTACGCCGTGGGCTTTGCACGTACCTCTATGACCCTGTGGTCTATGAGGTGGCGCCCGGGCGCATAGTAGTTGTCTTGCTTTTGGCACGGACGATCAGGTTACCCCTGAGCATCACCGAATACCTAGTTGAGGGAATCGAGTGCTGCAGGCCAGGGCGGATGGAAGTGACCCAGCAAGGGAGCTTCCTGATTGGCTCCTTTGGGAGCCCGGCGGACAGGAGAGTACACGTCCTGGGGGTCGGGGGAGTTGGTGAGACCTCGGTGAGGGTCAAACCGGACACCTTCAGGGCGTTGACGATTGCGGCAGCCATCCCTAACACCGATAGAAAGGTGGCGGGTTTTGAGCTGCTGCCTGCAGCAGTGGAGCGCATTGCCAACGCGGCAGGCGACAAGGTTACGAGCACGGGTTGTTACGTGCTATCCCGCTATTTCTCCAGCTCTTATAGGCCTTTGCAGATGGTTAATTACCAGAGCAAGGAGGGCCTAGTGCTGGAAGACGGCAACGCGACAACTGTTGTTGCGGGGGTACCACTGGCCGGGGGGGGTTTTGGCCCTACCGGAAGCGCAAACAATGAGGCGCGCGCGATTAAGACTCGTGTAGTGGATGTGGCCAATACGAAGCCGTTTAGCGAACAGCTGAAATCGTTCGCGGTGGAGTTTGCAGAACTGGTGGTGCCACAAGTTGGCAAGGGAGTACCACTCAGTCTGACGGAGTTGCGATTGCAACAAGATAAACCTACCCAACGGGCCCGCAGGTTGCAAGAAGAGAAGCACCTGCCGGACCATTCTGGCACCTTACGTACATCATCGTTTCAGAAGCGTGAGACGTACGTGAAGCCTGGGGACCCACGATTGATCAACCAGGTCCCAACGGACCACACCAATCGTTTGTGCGCTTTCTCAGCTGGCATCAAAAGCCATCTGAAGCGCCATGCCTGGTATGGGGTTGGGAAAAGCCCACTGCAGATGGCGTTGGCCATCAGGGGTTTGCAGCGTAGCGCCGGGGCGCAGCTGGTCGGGGGGGACTATAGCAGGATGGACGGTCGAACATCAGTTGCCTACCGTCAACATGTGCTGGAACCGGTGTTCCTGCGGTATTACGCGCGCGAATTCCACGCTGAGATCAAGGAGTTGTTGCACAAGGAGGAGAAGGCCAAAACCCGGACGAAAGGATATGGAGTGGCAGCCGAGATGAATGGCGCCAACCTATCGGGGTCTGGCATAACGACCGACTTGAACACTCTCGATTCTGCCTTCAACGAGTACGCCGCACGGAGGCTTAGGGGCGAGAACCCAAAGGCCGCTTACCGTGCTCTGGGCTTGTACTTCGGTGATGATTCACTCGTAGCCCCTGGGGTTTTCGAGGATGTGGTGAAGGTCGCCGCTGATGCGGGGATGAAACTGGAGAAGGAGCCCGTGCCTGAGGATGCGGGACCAGGGTATGCAGTGTTCCTGGCACGTGTGTACCCAGACATCCGGACGAGCCTGGCGTCCCACCCTGATGTGGTGAGAAACCTGCGCAAGCTATGCACGGTCCAAGCACCGCCCAACACTACAGGGCTGCACTTGGCCCGGCTGCTGCGCTTAAAGGCCGAAGCAGCGCTAGTTACCGACAGCCACGTGCCCGTGGTTGCGGCGTACGCGCGTGCTTTGATACGGGTCTACAAGTTGAGCGCTCTGAAGGGGAGCACGACTGCTTGGGATCAGGCGATCGCTGAGAGCACTGATTACCAGCGGAAGAAAGAAGCGGGGCCATACCCCGCTGCTCAAGGAGACAAAGACCTGTTGGTGCCATCAGTGGCACGAGGGCTAGGGATCGACGTGGAGGCAGCTGTGTTGTTGGAGCGCCGCTTGGATGCGGCTACCACAGAAGCTGATCTCGCCGCCCTGAGCGTTGAGACGCCTGGGGTCGGAGTGCCCGAATGGGCCAGGTTGGTTCCTACGGATCCAACGGCAATAATTAGGTGACTAGTATGTAGCACCGCAAAGAAGCGCAGCACTACAACCTTGATTTGGAAG